AAATCCATAACCAGTATCACCTACAGAATCATAGTAGAAATCACAAACACAGAGATCTTCAATATTGCAGTTACCCTCAATTAAGAAAGCATCTTCATCATTTGTAATAACAGTCGGTTTAATAAAGGTAGATTTTACTCCAGTACCTTTAATTACAACCCCAACAGGAACAGTCAGTGGGAATGTTTCAATATAAGTACCTGAAGAAATAATAACTGTGTCCCCAGATTGGGCATAGTTATCCAATGCATACTTTAAAGAAGCAAATGCAGTAGTTGGAGTTTTGCCCCAAACATTTGCTCCAGTTGTTGCACCATGACGTGGATTGACAGATCCAAGAGTTGTTTTATCTACACCATTACCTGATACGTACCAAGTATTTCCAACACCATTAGTGATGGCACTTGAAAACATAGATGGGACAATTGTCTCATCATTAGGATCAGCATTCAGTACCTCAGTAATAGTACCCCCATTATTAACAAATAGGGTTCTATCGGCAATATTTAAACCAACTTCTTTATCTGTAAGATCAGAAGTCGTCGGTACTGAGTTCGGGGTTAGGGATCTCTTTAGCTTGATTCTGCTTGCCATTTATAGCATTCTCTGAATGTGACTGTTCTATGATACTATTTAACCGATTTGTTAAATCCGTATTTCTCGCTTCTAAAACGACATTTGTAAGAGTCAAGTCAGTTACCCTTTTTTGAAGAGTAGAAATAAGGACATTTATATCTAAATCATTATTCATTGTTTAACCTTAGGTAAAAGTTCCCCCATCAATTGTATCAGTCCAGACGGGAACTCCTGCAGCAGTGACTGTCAGGATCTGGAATGATGTAGCAACATCAGGACCAACGCCTGGGTTTGCCATGTTTGCTGCAGCGGTTTCTAAAAGTTCACCAACACCGTTTCCGTAAAGGATACCCTTACTGTTGAATTCTGATCTTCCCGTACCACCTTGCTTAACTGCAAGATCAACGTCAAGTTCAAGATCGCCTAGTAAAACTGTACCTCGTGATACTGCAATAGAGAGAACTCTAATTTCAATGTCATCAGTAGTGGCAGAACCTCCAACAAGGTTACCTGCAACAGTAAGTAAATCACCTTCTTGATAATATGTTCCTGCATTTAATACAGCAACTGAAATAATTTGTCCTGAAGTTCCTCGCACAACAGTAATTGTTGCACCAGATCCTTCACCACCAGTAGCAGCAACTCCACTGTAGGTCTGAGAAGCAGCACCAATTAAAATAGTACCACTATCAACATCAAGATCATTTTTTTCTCTGGCAATTGATTGAATAGAACCAACTACGTGGGTAAAGATATTATTAGTGTTGGTAGCATCTTCAATAAATGTAAATGCACCAAGACCATCTTCACCTGCAGTTCTATCAAAACCAAAGAAACCATTCTTAATGGCAGATCCATTATGGTACGAATATTGAATACCACGATCCATACCATCATTTGAACCTTGAGTAATTGTAAGGAAATCTCCTACTTCAAGGTTACCAGATAATGGACCACCTAATGTAATTGTGGTTGTTTCAAAAACTGATTGATTAGTAGCATCCTTAGTTAGAGTAATTTCCTGAGGAGATCCAGTATTTCCATACGTCAAAGAATCACCTTCATAAAATGCACTTTCTCTTAAAGAAAGTGTTGCTAATGCAGTAATTCTAACAGTACTAGAAGTTTGTGATTGGAAAGTACCTATTTGTTGATAAACTCCACCTTTAAAATGGTAGATTGGATCACCATTAGAAGGTGCTGACGAGAAGTTGGATGCGACGTGAAGTACAACTTCAAGTTGAATAATAGTTTTTATATTACCAACATTAGTACCACTTACTTGACCACCAGTGGCAATTCCTGAAGGATTGTCAATATTAACAGTAGTATTACCAGCACTAGATGCACTAACTACTACTTTTTCAGATGTAGTATCGCCAATGTTAAACACTGGGTCATTCACTGTCATCTCGGTTGAGTTGACAGTGGTAGTAGTTCCAGCAACTTGAAGATTACCACGAACTACTAAATCACCAGCAGCATCACCACTTCTAGGATCTGGATCTAAAATAAGTTGACTACCAACATTCGTAGAAATGGTATTACCATCTAAACGTATATTATCAAGATTTAATTGACCAGTTTGATTAACAGTACCAGTAACGGTTTGAGTTCCATTAAAGGTTACATCAGCATTAAACGTAGTAGTTGATTCAACAGTCAGAATATCAGCACTAGCAGTACCAAGAGTTACATTGTTATCAACAACCATGTTGTCAATCCATGCAGTCGAGCCAACAGCAAGACCACCAACAATCTTAACAGCACCAGTAGTGCTATTAGTTGCATTTGTAGTGTCATTAATTTGTAATGCAACTCCATTATCATAGGTCCAATCAGCACCTTCTACTCTAATAGTATCTAATGTAGTTTCATCATACCGAATACTACCATCACCATCAGTACCAAATTGAAGTTTAAGGTCATCGTCTAAACGAAACTCAGGTACGTTTGCACCAACACGATCTAATCGAAGAACGTTTGCTACTTCATCAAATTTAAACTCAATATCTCCAGTAGTACCAAATTCAAGTTCCTGACTATCCTCTACAACAAGTTTACCAGTGCCGTTTGCCCTGAAGATTAGATCAGTATCTGTTGTGTCAGTTTCTACAACGTTAGCATCAATGTTAACGTCATCGATTCTAAATCTATTAACTTTAGAGTTGGTGTCAACAACAACTGCAGAACTTTGAGTTAGTGTTCCATGCACATGATCAAGAAGGTCAGTAAAATACTTACCTCCAATTACTTGAACTGTAGAACTATTATCTCCAACGAAAACTCTATCACCACGGTTGACTTGTGTACCAGCACCAACCGTAAGAGCAAGTTCGCCAAATTCTAGTGAAGAAGGTACAACTGTACCTGTACTTCTTTTAATTAGGATGGTTGATGCCATCAGAATGATCCTCCGTTTACCGTTACGTTATTTAATACGTTTCCTGATTGAAACTTTTGAGATGCTGAATTATAAATTAACAAGTATCCATCCTCAACACCATTGGTGTAAGTGTCAACATCTGCTAGTGTTTGGATAGTGGCAGCGCCACCAACCGAAACTCTGGCAACTTGTGGAAATGATTGATCTCCAAACCTAATCCTTGCCATTAGAGTGTTACTCCTTCTACTACTGTTAATACACCTTCTAGAACTCTAGATTTTACTCCTTCGGTAGAAGTTAAAACTACATCATAAACATATTTACCAGATTGCATTGCTGCAGTAACTGCATTTGTTAAAGAAAGAGTTACTGCACCAGCATTTTGGGGGATAGCAATATCAACAACTAATGATGTTGATACACTACTATCATAATGTTTTTTGATTAAAGATGCTCCTGTATAACCTGTCAGATCAAAATTAGAACCATTATTATTAGTGACATAAAAGGTTGATTCAAAATCAGCACCCTGATATACAATTAAATTAGTTACCGCAGATAACATTATTGTATTCCTACTTCATCAAGTATTTATACCACTTACTAGTTTGAGTAATAGGTCTTTAATTTCTTGAACATCTTCTTTTAATTTTCGCACTTCTTCATTAGTAGAATTTAATTTATCTCTATCAATTTGCAATTTATTTCTAATTGCAATATATTTTTCAAATTCTGTTTCGTTTACATTAATAATTGCACCAGTTTTAGGGTCTCTAGCAAAATTGTTATGACCCTCTACTGGAATTAGGCTAGTGCTATGCATCTTAAATCTTTAATAATTGGAATATCACAGGCATTATTAGATCTCATTCTAATTTTAAGTGAATACTGTGTGAAAGTATTATTGTTTGTCAAACTAGTTTCATATTCATAGTCAGCAAAATCAACTTCAGATTTTCTATTAGAATATGTTGATGGATTTGGAATTTGATCCCATTCAATTTTATTTGGATCTTCCTCATCACCGGTAAGTAATTTAACATAAACATCAAAGTTTGTGTTAGAGTTATTAAATGCAGAAAGAATAACTTTCAAAGAAGTACACTCTTGAGCAAGAGTAACAAGTTTAGTAATATAAATTGCAGAATTAAAATCTTCTTCTGCAGATTCACCAATAGTATAATTGGCACTTAAGTTATCTGCAAAAAATGCACTTCGAGTGGATCCATCAAAATTATCAATTCTATTATTTGTAGTAATTAAACTAACTCTATCTGTATCAATTACAGGACTCAAATTGTCGGATTCACTACTTAATTTAATTCTAAAATCAAACGAATTAGCATTAGACATTTGCCTCTGCTCATTAATCAAAGATGCAATAACTTTTGGTCGATTTACGTAATTATTTTCATTAATACGAACTTGCTTGTAATTTGAATCTTTCTTATATGAATCTCTATACCAATTTTTTACATTTGGAGTGGGTAAAGAATATTCACCATCTCCGATTGAAGTTCCTGAAGTTCCTTTAAATTTACTAACAACAGATGTTCCTGGAAGTTCTTTAAATGCAATTGTAGGCATAAATGATGTGTACTGTAAGTTAGTACTTGCAGTTACTTCATCCCCACCAAAAGTTACATTATCATCATCAATATTTCTTCTATAAGAATTAAAATCAAGTTGATAACTATCCAGAGTAATAAATTTTAAATTTTGATGAATTTTGTTAATCAAGGTAAGTGGAATACCATTTTTAACATACAATTCTACTTCCCACTCATCATTACTTTTGAATCCACCTGAAGGTACATTATCTTCAGTAATTTTTGAAAGTAATTGAATGGTAAAAACCTCTGAAGTTACAGAACCAACTACAGTAGGATCGTAAGAATATACATATCCTCCAATAGAAATATAACCTGGATTTGTAGAACTTGGCGTTGCTCCAAGAATACCATTTCTAATAGGACTAGAACCAGCATTAAAGATCATTTCTGGTGATCCCGCAGCACCATTTGCATAGAATAGGTTTCTAACTGCACTAGATCCAGACGTATCTGTTAATGAAATTGGATCAGCAGTTGAACCACTCCAATTAGCAGCAAGTGATGTTTGAATACCACTAGAAACATCTCTAAGTTCTACAAAAGAGGACTCGTCATGAAGACCATGATTTTTATGATTGACTTTTAGATATCCACGTGATGTACCACTCTCATTAACGGTAAGTTCGATAGGATCTTCTCTAAGTTCTCTAAAGAAAAGGTTTCCACTATTATTAGCAACAAAATCAATTGTTGGAGTTTCATTTGTCTTAAACTTGCATCTAAAGATCTTGAACTTCATATCCTGATATTCAGCAGTAGTCCAAGTAGATGCATTTTGAGATTTAAACAAAACACCTGCATAGGGTTGTTTGGAGATTCTTTCACCATTCAAATCATCTTTACCCATTTCAGACAACCAAACATTATATTCAACTGAAGATGTTAAGAGTACAAAACAATACTCTTTTCTTTCTGCCAAATACACAGGAGTTTCAAATACAAAAGTGGTATTTGTTTTAGCATCATCAGATAGATTGACATCAGAAGGATCTTTGTTTTCAGTAGCAAGAACTGTTGGAGATGGATAACCATTCACCATTTCGCGAATTTGCATTGTTACTGGAAGATTGGAATCTTTGGTTCTAAAATATACGTCAATTTTAGAAATAAAACATCCACCTTGCTCTTCAACTAAGAATGATTGTGCAAGAGGGTCAAACCAACCACCTGCCCTAGTACTAGTTCTACTAGAAGAAATAATTCTACTATCAGTTACAACATCCCTAGTAACATCTGCATTTCTAACGAGAAGCGTATCTTGCTGCTTTGTAAGAATTGTTCCTCTTGCACTATAAGTATTTTCAGCAGAACTATCAACAACGCCAGGAACCATAGAGTTGGTAGGACTATCTGTAAATCTAACTACAGAATCTCCTGTCTTCCACCTAGGATTGCCATCGCCTGAGGGATCTGGAATAAAAGTGCTAGTACGTAAATTGCCCTTTTCATCTGCGATAAAGTGTTTTTTAGTAACCTTTGCAGTTGCACCAGATGTAAGACCAATAATGATATCACCTTCAATTAGGTAACCACCATAGTTTGATCCTGATAATTGTTGCATAGATGCAATATTTAAATTCAGGAATGTTGAAGAGGTATTATAATCGTTAATAGTAATAGGATTTCCTGTATATGGATCTACACTATAGGGTTTGTTAAGTTTAGCAATTCCACCTTTCGGTCCACCTAACTTACATCTAAATTTTCTACCTCTTCTTCTTCCTGAAAGTGCAATATCTTCATTTTTATCAAAAGCAGTGCTACTACGCATTTCAATTTCAATAATTTTTGGAGTGGTATAAGTAGAAATATTTCTACCTTCCATAAATGCATATACTCTTACATTTGGTTTTAATCTATATGCAGTTGCTGAGAAGTTTCTAGATCTCTTCCATCTGGAGAACGTAGTGTCTACGACTCTATCGCCAAGAACTCTTCTATCTTGTCTTGGTGTAACTCTCGTTCTAATTCCAGTTCTAGATTGAGCAGTTGTAGTAGAAGTACTAGTTCTAGTAACATTTCTAACCCATGGAGCTTGATTTCTACTTTCCCTACGAGTGCTAGATGAACTACTAGTGCTAGACCATTGAGTTCTCCATGCATTCCATTGTACTGGAGCAAATCCAGTATTTGGATCAGCACCCATTTGCATTAATGTTGCTGTGAAATCACCTTCAACTGGTGTAAGAGTTTCAGGCAATCTTTTCTCATCAATCCAGTCATCAGATGCTGGAAATATATTCATTAAACCTACCCAAGACACAACAGCAAATGGGTTTACATTTTCAGAAACTGCAGCATAAGGTTGTTCAACTAACAATTTGTCAGTATAATCAAGCATTAAGAGATCACCCTTAATGTAATTAGTTGGTTCTTCCTTATAAACTAAAGATACATTAGTTGTATAATGTTGAGGTCTAAGTTCTCCATATGCAGAATCAATAGCACAATTATAGTTTGGATGTAATGGATCGCCAATATCATGTGATGTGAAATTGTCAACAAGGAATCCATTCTTTAAACGGTTTAATCCGTTAGCATCACTAATAAACAAATTAGCAGTATCACTCTCAAGTAAACTTAATTGAGTATAATATTCAACGTTATCAATTCTATCCTCTAGTTTACCAATATCTTTCATGGTATAACGTCTATTAGTAGACCTTTTAAACGTTACCTTATTAAGATTTCTGACATATGCAGGCATGGTAATTTGACCAACCTTCATAGCATTTGCTAAAGATTCTTCAGGTTCTTCGGGCACTAATGATGGAATACCTTGCTTATTAATAAATTTACCATTTTTGTCTAGGTAAAGATCGTCAATTCTACCTAAGTAATATTCAATGTCTCCATCAGTAGTTCCCGATGGTGTGAGATATGAATTAAAATTATAGTTTCTATTTTCAAAATCTTCTAAAGTTGTAGATGTCGCAATTTCGGATGCATTGATAGTGAATGGACTATCGTAGGATCCATCATTAGAAAGAACATTTGCTTGATTAGTTCTCCAATCAATCAAGTTACTGAGATAGATTCTCTCCCCTCTAATACGGTAGTAAGGAATTTCTTTATAATCTGCATCATAATAAGAATTGACTGTATAAAATTTGCCCGGTACTTCATCTTTGAACCAATCTAATACAACCCATAGGGTGCCATTTATTTTACTGGCAGAAGATCTTTTCTTTAAGTATGACCAATTAAATGACTGGGCACTTTGACCATCTCTAAACTTATATCTTCTTTTAATGTTAATGGCACCATTAGTACCAATAGAATCAATTGTTCTAACAAGACCTGTTTCTTTTGATTTAATATCTTCGTTTACTACAAATCTAATTTTTCCAAGGTAAGTAAAATTAACAGTAGTTCCATTTTGCCTTAAAATACGTGCTTTAGCACCACTATTCGCACCTTCAATAATAGCACCAACCTCAAATGTTCCGCTACCACTTGTTAAAGTCAGTTCTGGAATTGCTTCTTCTATAGTGTCTGCATTATAAATTGCATAAACTTTACATACACGTGTTAAACCTAGACGAAGAATTTCAGCATCAACATCATACTTGTTGCCAGAAAGATTTTCTAATTTAAGAATTCTCATCTTCTGTAAAGAAGATAAAGTAACATTAGGTTCACTAATTTTTTGAGGACCAATTAAAGTAAATGCTACATTACCACTACCAGATCTTCCAGTAACAGTAGCAGTTAAAGTACCGGCAGTAACAGAATTAATTGTTAGTGCTAATGTTTCCGTAGTTTCACCACTCAATCTGATAGTATAATCACCGGCAGATGTTGAATAATATTCCCCATTAACTGAAATATCATTCCCAGTAGTAGTGCCGGTGTAATGAGTTAGTACATCTTGTACTTTAAGATCAGTAATTGCCTTAATATCATTATCTCCATATACCTCAAAGAATGATGGACTAAATTGACCAGTAATTTTTCTAGCACCTGACTGAACAGTTAAACTATAATCATTCCCTGTTGTTGCACCAACTCCTAAAATAGTTACATCTTTTATTTTCTTACCTGCTGTAGTAATGACAATATTTGACAAACTAATATAATTGTCACTACTATTTTGGACATAATTAATTAAACTTGCATATCCAATAACAGTAGATACATCTTCTTTTAAATATACTGTTCTATTGACATCACCAAGAACTAATGAAAGATCTGGTTGTGAAACCTTCGTCATAGGTTCCAAATTAAATCTAACACCTCTACCATCTGTAGAAATAGTTCTATTATTTTGTTCCTCTGTAGTTCTTGGTTTTTCAATATCTACGTAGGTGTTTGAAATAGTTTCAATTTCATATCCACGAACATAAGATTTGCCAGGAGAAGCAACAATTTCAAATAGATCATCCGACGCCAATACATCATTATCAGTTTGCTGATTAAATTCAAATACCCCATTATTTCTACCATCGTCTAAACATTCTTGAGTAGAGAACTCATATGGAGTTACTTCATAATCTCCAGATTCATCAAAAGTTCTCCTAGCAAGGGTATCTTCTAAAGTAGCAGCAATTTGTGCTTTAGAAGTACTTACAATTTCTTGACACTCACCGTCTTCAAGTTTAAGGAGTTCAATAAAATTGATAACAGTATTATCATCTAATGCTTTTTTAGTTAATATCGTTCTAAATTTTAATCTATGTGCCCCAGGAGCAGAATAGTTAGAATATCCCTGTGATGGATCATTTAAAGTATTATCAATTTCTGGAGTGATAATTTCTTCTAAAACTTCTAATCCAACTCTATATGATGGTGTTACTCCAAATTGATCAAGAACAATTTCTTGCTCAGGTACAGTTACAAAATTACCTTTAATAAAATAAATACCTGAAGTAATTTTTGCTGAAGATCCTACCGAAGTTGCTTGTGAAGTAACACATTTAGCAAAGTCAGTATTTTCCTGAATTACAGATGTTCCTAAAGAAAAGGTTTCTTCCGTCAGGAGAATTTCATCATCTTGAAATATAGTATATTGTGTACCAGTTACGGAGTCAGTATTGCCAGCATTGATATATTTAACATAAAGAGTTGTCTTACCTCGTTCAGATTGATCTGAACTTAATACATTAACAATTTTTGCCTTTACCCCAGAAGTATTTCCTCTAATAGTTTTGCCAACAATAACAGGAGTTCCGTCTGTATTTTTATTGGAAACTAAAGCATTCGACTGAATACCAAAATATTCATCTTCAATTAAAAGAGCATTGTATTTTAAGTCATACCCAACTTGACCAGGAATGACCATCGCGCCATCCTTGTAGATACTAGAACCAAACTTTTCAATCTGATCCTGTAGGATGGATTGTAAAGTAGTTAATTCTCTTGCCTGAAGAGGAAATCCAGGACGAAATAGTACTTTATGAAAATTATCGTCAGAATTGAAATCCTCAAAGTAGGGAGGAGTATTCAGATTAGTTGACTGGGGCATCTTTTAGAACTCTAAAATAATTTTGAAATCTTCGGTCTGATCGTCTGCTCTGGAAATTTTATTCCTATTATCTATGTAGATGATATCTCCAGACCCTCTAATTAATTGAGGGGCAGATACTGCATCGGCAGAATCTACAATTGATCCACTTGTAATTGACTCAATTGCAATATCATCATTTCTCTCAAAAGGTGTTCTCACACCTCTTGAATCCAATCCCGAATTGTAAGTATTTTCTTGCAGGAAATAAATTTTTCGGGTAACACCATCATCTTCATACTGGACAACAGTTCCAGTTGCTTTTGGATCACCAGCGTTTCCACTAGTAACTCTAAGTGGTTTATCTTCTAAACTACTAGGTTCAGTGACATTAGGAAGTGCAGCATCTAATGTTAATACATGAGTGCCAATCGCTGTACTTGTCGGATTTCCTGTAAATTGTGGATCTAAAATTACTCCAACAACTGTAAAATCATTTTTAAATACAAAATCATTTGGTTCTAATCTAGCATGAAGAACAATTCGATTTGCACCAAGTTCTTTTGCAAAATCAACAGCAATTCCTTCCTTTGCTGAAATAATTGGTGTCAGTTCTGCACCAGTTCCAGTTCCTGCTTGCTCATTATTTTGAGAATTTACTACAACCGTAGAATCAATTTGACCATATGTATAAGAAGTTCCTGGATTAACAATTTTAACTCCAAGAATTCCTCCATTAGTAGCGTTTACTGTAGTTACTCTTACTTGAGCATTTGTACCATCACCAATTACATTAAATACATCGCCAGTACTGTAACCACTACCCGGTGTTTTAATGTCTACTTTATAAATTGCTCCACCATAGTTACTACTAGCATTAATTCTATTAGTAACTTCTGAAATTTCTGGAACAGGGATATACTCATCACTTTTAAATTTTTCAAAATCACTTGCATTAACAGTAAACATATACTTCCAAGTATATCCATCACCAAGTATAAATGGAGATTGTGAAGTAGATGAAGGTTCTACCGTTGAGGCAGAACCATTAGCATTATCTAAACACTTATAAACTTTGTATTCAGAAGTCACCACATAATGATCAGTTTCATAAAGTTTCGATTCATTACGAAGACCTTTCTGGTATGGAATACTGTTTGCATCAGGATTAATCGTATCAATTACAGAACCGTAATCATGTCTATAATAATCGTATGGTTTTCCACTCACCCATTTATTATTCCTAATTACCTGCCTCACTTCGGAAGGTGGAACTTTTTTTAATCCAATAATATAATCAAAAATTTTAAATTCAGTTTCCAGATTATCTACAGGATTTTCTGGAATGTTGATTTCATTACCATCATTATCTAACCAAGGTCTAGGTCTTGCAAAAAATAACCATAGTCCACTTTTACTGGAATTATCCTCATCCAATGTGATACGTTCTTTAAACCTTTCGGCAAGTAGAACCCTAAATTTATCAGTAAGTATCGCTGCCATCGCTTGAACGGTTTCCTTTTATTTATAGGGGTTAGAAATCATATATAAAATCATCATTGTATGACAATGATTGATATTTAATCATTAAATCATCTTCCTCTACTTGATAACTAATATTTTTTGCGGTAGTGATAGTACCTTGAGCGTTATCAGTTGCATAGGTTGTGATTGGAATTTGTGAATCATCAAGTTTTACATATAAGTATCTAGTGTTGCCAGCACCAGGGAGAGTTTCATCAGAGGTATAGTTAATTATTTTTGCGGTGTTATTAGCATTGTTATAATAAATTGTATCATCAATTGGACTAATTTTTAATCGTACATTATTAAATCCCTCAAGTCCAACACTCTGACCATCAATATAATCAGATCCTCTATTTACAACAGTTACAGATGTTACAACACCAGCAAATACTGTAACATTAACAGTACAACCTGTGCCAGGACTATCCATATCAGATCCTAGTGTATATAAAAATCCACTTCCATTTGGAATAACAGCACTCAAAGTATCACCCTCACTATAAGTATTAGATCCAGTAGAAATAATAGTTACTTTAGTAACAGAACCATTAGTAACTTCAATATTTGCTCTCGCACCATTACCACTTCCTCCAGTTAACTGAAGATTAGTATACACTCCATTATCATAACCAAGACCGCCAGTAATTGTAGAATTCATTGACAAATTCTGCAATGATTGAATATTTACATTAGATGAAGTTCCATTTGGAAAACCAGTTCCTTGCTCCGTAATGGATAAAGAACCCACTTCACCAGAACTTACTGTAACTAATCCTTCATATGTTTTACCAGATGCAGATGAATCTAACCTAACAATTTGATCATATTTTAAATCAAAACCAACAGTTAAATTGCCAACGCTATCAACATCTTTACCTGAAAATCTATGAGTACCTGTTTCAGTGGATGTTATATTTACATAAATTCCATTATCCAAATTATATTTATTAGTTGCTAATTTAATTTTATGCTGATCAACAACATAAACGTAATATTCTAAACCATTAACTAATGGAGCATGAGAAGTATTTGTTTGATTACTGTAAGTTACAGTAGCACCTGTAACTAAAGAATGACTATCATAAACTCCAGTATTAGTTGTTAATTGGAAAGTATCACTAGAAATAATTTGTGATGGTGTAAAATCATAATTAGTTGTTTGATTGCTCTGTCTAGCACCAAAAGAAGAATAGATGCAATTTAATTTACGTTGAGGAAACTTATCATTTGCTGCTAATAACACTGACATAAATGAGTTAGAATCAGTACTTACAGGCAAATTGTCTGAAATATTTGAAATATCTATTAGACCAATTGGTGCAGTTAACAAAGTTGATTGTGTAATAGGATATTGAGTTGCATCAATTCTTAAAATTTTAGATCGTAATGATCTTCTTACTCGTAAAGTTTCTCGCACATCAGCAGATTGAAGCAGATCAGTAAACCAATATCCTGTAGTGCCATCATTAAGTAGAGGTCTAGATGCATTAGGAACGTTATTAAGTTGCCCAAAAGAAGATCCTACTGAAAGTTTATCAGCACTAACGACTAAGTTTACCTCTCTAGGTCTTCTTTCATTCCCCTGTATGATAATATCTCCTCTTTCTACTGGAGGATCAACGTCAATTTCTTCAAAGTCGTCATTAGAACCAACGTAAATATATCCTTCAAATGTAGCACCCCTTTGTGGAGGTGCAGAATATTCAACAATACTACCAAATAATTTGTAAGAAACTAATGAATTTGGATATGCTGGAACCCTACCTGCTTCCTCGGTTGATGGTATTTGTAAGGATCCGTCAATAAAAATAATCAAGTTTGCAGAGATATTTGCTTCAGGTCTAGATTCAGCAATTAATGAGAATACCTCATCATTAGTAGGATTAATCAAGTTAAATGCTCGGTCAGTGCCGTTGAATAGACCAGACATATCTTTTAATGGTTTTACCTCGCCTAGGTAGAAAACATTCAATGGTGCGCCTTCTGGAGGTGCTTCTGTGAAAGATAGAACCGAATATTCATTGGGTGCGGTTCCAGTTATATTAATTACATAAGAATCATTTACACCTTTCTTCTGTAAAATACCATTAACGATAACAAAAATATCTTTGTCAGTTCCAATATTAACTGGTTCTCCATTTTCTTTAAGTGGGAAAACTGTTTTATCACTATCAAATCCTCTAATAAAAGAGTTAACTGTTAAAGTATACGGAGTGATTTTTTCCACAACTATACCATCAGGATGCAAAACTGCAGATGTGCTTAATTGAGCACGATCAACTGTTAAAGTATTTGTTGAAATATTAGTAATTTTTACAATTTCAACTGCATTAATCAGTAAGTAATCATTTGTAGTAAATCCAGAAGCATTATCTACAGTAATTTCAGTATCAGTAACAAGTGCTGCGAAAGGTTCATTAGTTAATGTTTGGACTCCAGTTCTAATTGAAGAAACAATACCACTCTCAAGAACATCAGTATCAGCAAATGCATCATCTCTGTCTGCTTCAGTTGTTACTATATCAACAATAGTAAGTTCTCTATGAATAAATCTAATAGTTCCACTCGTAGGAATAACTAAAGATAATGCAGAACTACTAATATTTGTTAAAGTGATTACATTTCCATTAATCGCAGTAATTTCTAATTCATCATTATCTGTAGATGTTAATCCAAAAGCAGAATTAAATAATACTCTATCACCAACGTAAACTTTAAGTGTTGAAGAAATTGTTATATTTGTTGTTGCACCTGATGCTAAAGATCCAGAAAAACCTAAAGAGATGGATTTAATAACAACATTTTCTTCTTTACGTTTAATAACTGCTGATGATGTTGCTGTATTAATATAATCACCAGTAACAAAATTATCAAACCCTTCTTTAACATGTACTTTACTAATACTTACATCATCAAATTGATAATTAGGTGTAGTTGTATTACCCTCTGGATCTAATCTTTCATATAAAAATCCAATAAACTGTCTACCAATTTCACTTCTATCTGAGGCAACATCGGGTAAAATATACCTAGATGGTGGTTCAAAGAAACGAATCTTTCTGACACCACTACTTCTAGTATTATAAACGATATGTGGAGATTGAACTACACCTGAAATATCAACTAAATACTGCTCTGGTTTAATTTCAAAACCTGTGGGAATTTCTAATTGCCCATCTTCAATTTTATAGACGTATTTTGTGCCATTAATACCATGAGATAATTCAGCCAACGATGCTCCATTTATATCAATAATGACTATTAAAGTATCATAATTAAATCCATAATTAAATAAAATATCTTTATTTGTGTCTAATCCATAATCATCAGGAGAAATTATAACACCATCTACAAATACAAAGTAATCGTGTTTTGATGAAGGTCCTGATGTCTTATTTGGTAATACAATTGGAGTCCCAACACTAACATTTCCTGGAGTAAATACACCACCACTTCCCGTATAGAATTCATTCTTAATAAATGAATTAGATTGTCTTACTGAAATTTGTGTACCAATAGGTAATGCAATTGGAGTATTGGAAATATCATCATCAGTAAATGTAATTGTAGGAGATCCACCTCCAGCACTAATGCTGAAGTTATTATTTTTTTGAATAATACCATCAACAAATACCAGGTATTCATCATTATCAATTGAAGTAAATACTCCTGATGGCCAAGCAGTTCCATCTGTTTGATTGAGATCAAATACACTGCTAGTAGCAGTCGATGTTTGATTCATCGTAAATATGGAGTTTGCTTCATTAAATTGTCTATATTTTAACATTTCTCCATCCGGCATCGGATCGCCAGATAGTTGTTGTGAATAAAAATCAATTACTTTATCCGCATCAATAATTTCCCAAGAAGTTCCATATGTTTGAATAATATTATCCAAAAGAACAACCATTTGGTCAACTTCATAGTCAATTATGTAATTTGGACTTCCATTTATAATTGGTGTTACTGGATCGATTACTTTAAGTTCAAATAAAGTTTCAATTCCATTAAATTGGTCAGATATATCTTCAAATACTCCAACAATTGATGTTTTGATGTTTAAAACATCAGTCAGTAATTTATTTTTAACAATAACAGAATCAAATCTGTTATTTTCATTTTTAGCAACTAAGAAATTATATTTTCTTCTTAATTGTGCTAATTCAGCAGATGTAGTACCTACATTGACAATAGAATTGCCTTCTTTAATTAAATCCCTTTCATCATAACTAGTATCTTCATCGTCCTCATCTCTAAAGTTTTCATGGAGAATACTATCCTCTGGAGAACTTAAAATTTGTGTTTTAGAGAAAACTTTATAACCTGCAGGGTGCAGAGCGTTTTCATAGTTTTCTCGCCACTCTACAAATGGGGTTTGAACTCCAACTTGGTATGCAAATTTTTGATAACGATTACTATCTTGAATTTTTAATGCATTTGATCCAATAAAAGATCCATCATCTAAAAACTGTTCTGGTGTTTGAACAACAGCATCTAATTTTGCTGAAGTTTTTACAGAGAAAGTTTCATCAACAACACCAACTGCTAATGTATTCAATCCAATAATTTCATCTTCTTTTTTTAATTTAGTTGTAATTCCAGTAATTCTTAAAATAGAATTATTTTCTTGCCATCCATTAATAGTAGAAATTTCACCAGAACCAATAGTTGTTTCGATATCACCAATAGATCTAATAATACTAACACGTTCACCATTGGAGAAAGGAGATTTCTTCATTATTGCAGTAAACTGGGCATTTCTTGCAAAATTAACTGCTTCATAATATATTCCATTTGCTGGATTAGTAATGATATTTTCAATATCAACAGTCCAATATGCTTGATCTAATGGTAATAAATTAACAATACCACCCTGTGCTCTTGCTTTAAGTGAAACATTACCAAGGAATGCATAGAAAGTGTTACTTTCTATATAACTGTAAACTTGATTTGCTGCATCGGTTAAATTTGCAAAATAGTATGCCCTAATTCTAAAAGGATCTCCTTCTTGGAAAAATTCTTTAAAACTGATATTGAAATTAATATCAGATCCAGAAATAGTACTAATGTAATAATATTTTTCTGCTGTGACTGTTGGAGCAGAATTATATTTAATTCCTGAACTTAGTGTGTTAATATTTGAAATAATTCTAGAATTAATTACTCCCTCAAATTTTGCATGATTTGGACTATCATCCTGAAGACCACCACCAACAACTTGCATCCTAGGTGAAAATAAGTAACCATCTCCTGGATTATTAATTGTTAAAGATTCTATAGTAAAATTATTTTTTAATTTACTAATTACTGGAAAAATTAGTGTTGGTTTTTGGGTTGGATCTGGACTATATCCATATCCAGAATTAATTGCTTTTACACTTTTAATTGTTCCAACTTTATCAGAAACTGCTTCTAAAATTGCTCCTTCCCCATCTACAGTAGAAATAGAAGTAATTCGTGGGACTTGTTGATAGTTTACTCCATTATTAGTCAAAGTAACTCTTTCAATAGGTCCATCTGAACTTTTTGATGTGGTTGTATATGAAATTTTATTTAAATTATATTGATTGAGGAGAGTTCCATCAGGATCGGGATTAATTTTACTGTAAATTTCAAAGAATGTAGATCCAGAATTAATTACATTATACGAACCATTAATTGGTTCAGATTTAATAATTAAAGGAATAATAGTCACCCCATTATTATTAACATTTTTAACTTCCATGTTAACTTTACTTAAATCTGAATCATCAGGTAGTAATACAAATTTGGTTAATTTACCATCAACATTAAATTCTTTTTCAATCTTAATATCAAAATATTCTTTTTTTGTATCTGTTCCTGGAGTAAAAAATCTTACTTCAATATTTTTCCAATTTGGATTAGTATATGATACTTCAAATACATATTTTGAATTTTCATATAAAGTAAGTCCATTAGGATAAGCAGAATTAAAATTAACACCATTTGATAATTTTAACTGACCACCTGGTTGATATATGTTAAATGTTTCTTCATTTTCAGTAGATGCAGAAATAGTTACAAAATCATCAACAACTAGTCCATTATCTGAAGAATTTAATTTAGTTACAATTCTATCTTCTTCATACTTCAATGTTTCTGCTGTACTAAAAAATAATCTGTTAACTTCAGTTCTAGGGTTATGATCTGCTAAAACAGTTGCTAGTGCTGATCTTTCAACAATCAAAGTATGACTATATGTTGTAGCAGTCAAATCTACACCACTTACAATACTAGGAGGTGCATCATTAACACTTGTTCCAGAGTATGAACCATCAGTAGAAATATACGCAATTGGATTTGAAATATAATTTTCAGAACCTGGAGTAAATATAATATCTGAAATATCACCATTACCATCAATTGTCACTACTGTTGAAGTATCTCCACCATTGTTTTGAATATATCCATTAAAATACAAATAATACTGTATTCCACTTTGAGTGCCTGTACCATCATTAATTCTTACGGCAACTACTTCATTGTTAGTATTTTTTTGAATGACAGTATCAATAATTCTCATTTTTTCAGAATCAATTTCAATATAATCACCAATTGAAAATTTTGAACTATCGTATACAGGAATTGAAGATAAAATTTCTACGGTTGAGTTATTGTTATGGGCACTAGGTGTAGAATTAATACCTCTAGTTACAAGTAATCTATTAGTACTTTGAGTAGAAATAACTCTCATAATTTCAGTGTTAACTCTAACATAAACAGGATTTCCTGAAGATTGGTTAAAGTCAGTAATAGATGAATTATTAAAGTTATCAATTAGGAATGTAGTTTGAATATCAGAAATTCCAGATGCTTCATTTAATGAAGCAAATTTTAATGAAGCAGTAACTATAGGTGCTGAAGCATCTGGACCTACAAGTTCTGATACTGATTGAGTATCAACTGTAAGTGTAGTATTATAAAAACTATCTCTATTATCTGGATTTGGAAGATCGCCTAAAACATTAGAAAGATATAGGTTTTGATTCTCACTATCAACTGAATAGATTGTAGCAGAAAATCCTTCTATGGTTTTAATTTGATCTCCAACATTAAAAGATCCTACATCACTTCTATATTCTAAGTAATCATAGGTTGCTTTTGTTACTGAACTAATTGTTTTTCCTTTAAGAACACTTACAAAACTTGCTGCTCCAGAACCACCAGTTCCTTCATTGTTAAAATTAACAACATCGCCAAATTTATATCCAGATCCTGGAGTGATAATATCAATAAAATCTAACGATGCTTCTGCTGAAGATGGAATAGATGCCACTTCAAAGAAACCAGGATCTATTGGTTTAGGTGCAATATTAGATCTGAAATCTAAATATCTGCTCAAATTAGGAATTGCTTCAAGGTTAAGGAATTGTTGATTGTTAAAATCTGTATCAATCTTACCTGAAAATTTAGGACCAATAAAATATGGAAATCCTACACTACTTGGTTGATTTGGATTAATACTTGCTGTCATGAAGTATGCATAAACACCTAGAGGATAATCAGGTGTTTTACAAAATCTACCATTATTTGAATCTAAATCTGCATTTCTAGCAGTCCATATATAATCTTGCTCAAACTCTCCAACTGCATAATCAGTTTCTAATCCACCATTATTACGATTTGCTTTTCTCTCAGGTTCAAGATTATTTTGAGATAATAATTTATATCCACTCCTCATCTTAGCAGGATCAGAGTCAGGGTCTAGGGGATTGCTATATCCATAGGGACCATAAATTGGAGCACCATCTAATGCCCATCCAATGAGTGGAGAGTGATCTAAAGCATTTTGAAGATTTACTAATTCTATTTCATTTGTTAATGGATCTTTAAGTTGAAGTTTAAATGGAGCAGCAATGATTGAATATTCACTTAAAAACGTTTCATTTCCTTGATCATCAGTTGTAATACCTTTTTGGGCATAATATGCTCCAAGATCAGTTCTAATCAAATTAGATAAATTTGGATTAGTATTATTAACCTTTGTGTAAAATTTAGCAGTAGTATTTAAAATAAGGTTCTCACCAGGTTCAAAAATTTCAATAATAGTATTAAGTTCATCGTAACCAATACCACCATTTAAAATTTTAATTTCCTGCACCTGCTTACTATTACTATCCCATTCTGCAAGTAAAATTGCACCAAAACCAGGTTGAGCAGAAGTATCAACAACTCTTACAACAGGACGAGAATTATATTGAGATCCACCAGTAATAATAGAAGCCGATGTAATAACACCATTATCGATACTAAGTATACCGGAAGCACCCAATCCTCGAACAATATCAACAGATGGGTTAATTCTATATCCTTTACCAGGATTTACAATCGTAACATCGGTTACTGGACCACCAATTTGAAGTTCAATATCTGCAGCATTATCAATATTAAGTTCAGGTGTAATTACAATGGTTGGAGATTTAGTATAACCTTCACCTGGATCGATAATTCTTACTTTAGTAATTTTTCCATCAACTACAATAGGAGACAGAACAGCATCTCTAAAATTATTTCCAGAATAAACTGTGTCAGAAACGTCTCTAATGACGTTTATAAAAGTTGTATTTGATGGGTATCCTACACCACCATTTTTAATATAAACTTCGCTTACGCGACCAGAAACGACCATTTCTGCTGTTGCTTGTTCACCTGACCATATAGAAACAACTTCTAATGAAATATCATCATCTTCAGTTAATCCGCCCACATCAGACCCATCAATAGTAATATTAGTACCAACTTCATAATTATTTCCAGCTAAATTATCAACTACTTTAGTAGATATGACAGATCCAAAATTATCTCTAATAACTTCAAATCTAGCTTGAGAACCAACCGAAGAAGAACCATCTACCAAATATACTTGATTTGCTTGACTTAAAATAGTTGTAGATGAAATTGTAGATACATCCCCAATTGCATCTATAAGAGGAGATTCAATCTTTAATTCTGGAGGATTGTTAATTGCAAAATTATCTCCACCGTTGACAATATTAATATTTTCTATTTTACCGTTAATAATACGCTCTTCACTCTTCCAATTATGAATATAACTTCCATCTCTAAGAATTCCAACAACATCATTTGGATTAGTTTCTTGCTGAAGAGTATCTACTGATTTATCAAATACTTTAGGAATTTTCTTGAAAATATTAGCATTAATAATTTTTAAATTATTATTTTCTAAAAATACTTGATTAGGATTAATACTATAAAATGGGATACTAGAAGTATACACATAAACTGATTCAATATCAGTGTATACTTGAGTTATTCCAGCAACAATATTTTCATTTAATACAATTGGAGTTATGTCGTTAAAAGTCCAACTAGTAACTAATAAATTAGTTTCATCAATTAAATTAGTAACAAATCCTAAATCACCTGTTTGGTAATATGTGCTATTTTCAATAATTTCAAAATCACTAACACCAGCATATATGATAAAATACGAACCTTCAATAATATCTGAATCTAATTCTTTAACTCTTGCTAAAGTATTGACATCATAAACATAGTCATCTGTATTAATTAATAGAGTAGGATTTTCAGAAACTTTCAATATAAAATAATTAAACTGTTTATCAAAATACGTAAACAATTTATCGCCAATTCTTAAAGTTCCTTCGCGATCAAAATTAGAAGTTGAATCAACGTAAACATATGCAATATCATCAACTACACGAAATTGAGTAGTAACTTTTGTGAAATAAGTTGGAATTAAATTCCTTCCATTAGAAATTTCAATTTCAAATACTTGACTTGCGAAAGAAAATACATTTTCAACTGTTTGTACTGGAAACTGCTCTGTTCCTTGTACTAAAATGCATCCCCTATCTGCTAATAAACTTAAAGGGTAATTATCTAATGTTTCAATTCTTACAATTTCTTTATTTTGATATATGGCATCAGAAGATGCCATTAAAAGATCTCTATAGTTTATAATATCAGCATTTTCTTGATATAAGAATTTAAAGTAGAATGAAATTGCTTTTGGAGTACCTTTAGAGATATAAAAATCTCTAATCCTTTTAATAATGGTATCTACATTAACATTTTCAATATTTTTCTCTAATGCTTGCTTTGGAAAATCTACAAGATACTGTTCTCTAATTTTTTCTAAAATATAGAGAATATATGTAAATCCTTGATTATATACTTTAATATTATTACTAGCATTATAAGAATCGGCTACAGTAACAATATTTGGAGATAATACACCTTCAACACTAAGATCATTATACGTATAACCTCTAGTGCATCCTGAAAAAACTGTACGCTTCTGCCCGTTAACAGTTTTTACTGATCTAGTTTTATATAAAATAACTTCGTCTTCAATTTTAAGCAATCCATCATTTGGAGGAAAATTTACATCTTCATAAACTTCAATTTCAGTATCATTAGCATCGATAGATACTGATAAAATTGCATATGGAGTTACCGACGTGTAAGTGTCAATATTAATAAGTTTTTCAATATTTCCTAAAATATCTAAAGGATTACTATTCGTTTCTAAGAACGCATAGTACTCTTTAAGGAAAGATACAAATGTTGGATATTCCGAAGCAAAGTAATTAGATACTTGACTGTCAATGGAACTCGATACTTTTAGATCGTTAAACATATTTAACTAGATACTGGAATTTGTCCTACGCCGGATGTTCTGTTGGCAGATGAGATTGTATCAAGGATTGAGGTTACTCTTATATCTTCTGGTTTAATAGAAATATAAAGATCACGCAATGCAATGATATCATTTGATTTTGGTACTACCGAGAAAGAGATAGTTTCAAGATTACCTACAACAGAATTAATATTGATAGCATTAATATTTATTTCACCCTTTTCATAGTCAATTGTACCGGCATTTTTAGACCAGTATATTTTATCGCCACCAGTTATTCTAAAAATTGCTAATCCAGAAACACCATATTTTTCAAAATAGTAAATATTAGTAGTATCTTCACCAGTAATTTTAAATCCACTAGAAATCAAATCTGTATCATCAGAAATTCTATTTCCATAACAAATTTCATATGAAGCAAACACATTTGACAAAACTGGCATATTTTTCTTTATTCTAATTTTAGTAATATTAGAAGTAATGCCTGGATCAGTAGAATCAATTTCTGCTACAAGTTTACTATATTTAAATTTACCATTAAATCTATCTAAATCATTATCTTCACCAAATTGTTGAATAACTGCTCTAGAAACTTCAGTAATTTGTTGTGATGTCCTTCTTGATTTGTTATTATTGTAATAAACGTAAGAATCAATTTCTAAGAAAATATATGATGGATCAATGACTTCAGGAATCACTGAAAGGATAGTATATTCTTTAATTGACTTAGTTAGATTCATTTTTGCTGTTGTAGTCATCCTATCAGCACCAAATGGTTTTGCTGCAATGAATACTTTCCCATATTGTGGAGGACTGGAATCTTCCCCACCATAAATTGACAACGCTTCAAGATTGGGATATAGTTGTGTGACTAATGTCTCATAATCTCTGACTGTAACCGCTCTCTGTTGGGCAGAATATGACCTAGGAGCAAGGTATTTGATAGAAGTGATACTCTGAGGTAATGCACCACCTGAAGAGGGGTTTACGACCGTTATGGTTGGAGTTATATTTTCAAAAAATTGATTGTTATATTTAAAAACTCCAGTAAACTCAAAAAGTGAGCATTGATTCGCTTCGTCTTGGTTATTAACAATATACTCAATAGTTACTGAATCAAGATTTTGCAATTTACGTCCAAAAACATCATCGCCAAAGAATATTTCAAACTGTTCGTTTTTATTTTCTTGAATCCAGTAAATTTTATCGTTAGAGGTTAAACCTGTAATACTTTCTGCTTTTTTATAAGTTAATGGAGCATTAAAATTATTTTCATTAACAATGACTGTGAGTAAGTCAATATCTGCATTAGCACTTGGAATAATAATACTTTGTCTTGTTGAAGTGTCAATATTATAAACAATACTTAAAAGATTTCCTTGGTAGATGTCAATGTCTGAAAAACGTACCTTTCTGACACCATCAACATCAACAAATGCTTCTCTTGTAATATCATCTAGTGTTGAATATACAAAAGAACCATTTTGATTACTACCAATGAATGATTCGCCTTTTTTTAAAGTAAATGCACCAATCTGTGGAGATACTGGTACATCCATACTAATTGTTGCCTTTGCTGACTTTGATGATCTTGGTGTATATCCAATCAAACTCGCAAGAGAAACAACATTCTCTCTAATAGAGGCACTATCAAAAAATACTTCATTAGCAATCAGGTTAGCATTTAACGCTGAATAATAAGTGTTGTATGATAGTACATCAATCAATTGGGACAATACAGACCCTTCAAAATTATAATCACTAAAAGTATCAGACGCACGTAAATACGCCTTCAAACTTTGTTTGATATTCTCAAAATCTAAATTAGTGATTGTGTTAAACGCCATTATACTCGTTCTAAAATAAGGTTAAGTGACTGCTGATTCAGTGGTAATCCTACAATTTCATAATTAATTGTAAGTTCTACTGAATTATCGTCAACATTATCAAGATAATCAATATTAATAACTTTAACGCGAGGTTCAAAAACTTTTAATGCGTCTTCAATCGAAATCGTGATGTCATCTGCTAAAATAGGGTCAAATAGTTCAAACAATATAGTTTGTGCTTCAGTACCAAATAGAGGGCGAAAGAATTTTTCACCCCTCATAGTCATTACAACGTTTTTTACTGATTGCTTAATGGCATTCTCATTTGTTAACAGATTAATATCACCCGTAATAGGGTGAGATTCAAAACTGGGATTAATATCAACAAATTTTTTGGATACCTTACGCATTTTAACGCCCGTTATACTTTATATATCTACTTTTTCTTGTCTTTTTTCTGTTCTACTGATTTTTTTAAATAATAATCTGATTTTGGGTCCGTAATTAGGACCATTCCAGATTTTTTAAAACTTTCACTTTGATCCGGCACAGGTTGAATTGCCATTTTTTCTCCAAATTAGTATAGAATAGAACTTTTTTATATTTATTCACCCAGTTCTTCGGGTGTTTTCCAGAAATAGTCATTGGTATCACCCAATCTACCCCATCTTATACCCTGCTCAACTTGATAATACTCGGTAGATACCTTAAAATCAGGTGTTTTGGGTTCTTGGGGGGTAAGAGACAAGTCAAAGATCCTGATTCTATTGTTTGGATACAGTGCAAACTGCCCATTTTCCAACAAAATACAGTTATGTGACTTATGTTCCTCTGGAACTTCACTTACATTGGTGTTTGTGATGTCTATATCAGGGTGGAAGTTGTCTAATGTGAACAAATACTCACCAGACATTGCACCAAAGTGACGAGTGTTGCACACAAAGTCCATAGAACCGATGAATTGCTTCTCAATACAACGGACCCCATAGTCCATGCAATTCCAGAATTGGAGGTTTGCTAGGTCGAGGTCATGTTCGGGCGTCTCAGGGCGACTCAGGAAGGCACTGATGGGCAATTTATCGAACATTGCAGCATACTCTGGTAGGTATGTCTCAAAATAAAAAGCACGCCCAGGTATCGATTTTGCCGATACCCAGACGCCCTCTACAAATTCGCCATGCCCGTCAACATGATCCCTAAGGTATTCCTTACGAACCCATACTTTTTGTGCTGGTAGGTTGACGACTAGTTGACTCATTCTTCGTAAGTAGGTGGATGAAAGTTACAATACTCATTGAAAGTGATTTTCATCTCTTTATGAGTGAGGTTACAGTATGCTGCTGCTTTTGGAAGGTTCCATTTAGCAGTAAACAGCATTTCCATTGATTTACGTGTTTCTGCTCTCAACGTCCCTGACCACGATAACGCTTTTTCTTGTTATTGCGTGAAGTTGCAGACAATTTTGTGTTCTGTGAACTGCCTTGACGAGTGTTTTTTGGTTTTCCGGGTACGAATTGCACCCCGGACAGACCAATCTTGGAACGCATTGCCATAATTTGAATTTTTTATGTGAACAACAGTAGTATAGAGTAAATTTTCCGCTTTGTCAAGTCAAAAAGCGCCTGCAAAGACATTAAATGACCCTTGAGCGATGGTATCTCCGCAACCAATCATGTCTCCGATGCGTCCAGGTGGACGAAAATTGAAATATACGTTGACTGGACCCTGTGAAATGGGTCTTATTAGGTGTGGTGGAGGACAATTTGAACATGGACACGCATGTGGAGCAAATAAATCTCCCAATCGCCCTGCCAAACTGAAATTTACACGCACATTAGGTGATCCTTGCGTAAGTGCAGTCGGAGGATAGCAGATATGCCCTGTAGATAGAGCACCAACAAATGTACAACCTTTCATGGAACAAATTTAGGATTAATAGGATTACGACCTGTCTGACTATTTACCGCAGTTACAAACCTTTGTGATGAAATATCCTTGTCATCATACACAATTTGTCGAATTGTAAACGTACCGGCACCAACACCACAACTACTTGTAATGACTAATGTATATTCTACAATTACCATGTAATTGGGATCAGGATTATATTCTTGCATATGATCCGTTGTGCCAATCTCATTAATCATTCCAAGAGCAGGAGTACCTGCAATAGGCAAACCACCAATCGGATTTAAGAATGAACCTCTCTGAAGAGCAGACCCCTGGTTCAATGTACCGTACTGTGCAACGTACCCAGAAGGCGATACAACAGGTGTTGGAATATGTGTAGGACTCAGAACATCCCTACGATACTTATATTGCTTATTTGGAAACAAATAGTCAGTATATGTACCAGCAGCATTTAATGTTGCAGTGACTGGTCCTGTTAATGCTCCTGTCGTAATAATACCAGAACCAAGAGATGTAGCATTTCCTGGTGTTAATGATAAAGTAATACCAGGATCACCATTATATGGTGCAGGTGCAATCAAAGGTTTGAAATTAGTTACAGTAATACTCCATATCTCAGGAATAGGTGGCGTACCTGGACACATCACACCTTGCCATACATTAGGTAACCATACCACTGGTTTCATCACTACTGATGAACTTGGTTGTATTGGTGTATAAACTACGGGTACTGGCATTAGAATTTTACTCTCCTTGCTTCAGATGCATCTAGGATCTCTTGGAATCGTGCCTGCCCTACCAAATAATCATTCATCACATATAGTGTAGTACTCCAGGTTCCGGCACCAATACTTGTGAGTAATCCTTCTGGTGGAATATAACGATAGGTAATACCACTCTCGTCTACAAAGATGCCTGTACCACTCGGTCCAGTATCGGCAGGATCACCAGGTGTCGGTGGTATCGGTGGTACTGCTGAAGGGTCACCAGGATCGCCTGTAGTGCCACTACTCACCGTTCCACCTACATCCACATGATAAGTACTCCCACCCTTCAATACATACGATCCTGTAGGTAGTGTCGCTCCAATTGCCCAGGTAAGTGTTGATACTCCTGCAATACTACTCGTCACTGTAAAATTGAATACCATATCACGATGACCCTCTCTGGTTTGATCATCACTCGTCCCGGCAGTACGTTCGGTAATGTCTCCCTCATATCTTAATAATGATACTCCGGTCGGTACTTCATCACTTAAATCAATTGATCCTCCATTATTGTCCTTATCAATTCGATAAGGTTCGATAAAGTTATTTGGATCTGGTCCCCTCTCTGGTAGATCAATCTCAAAATTTAAATGATTACTATCTGGTACGTATTCCGAATTTTTTTCATAGTAATACTCCCAGGTTTCCTCTGGAAAGAGTTTTTTTCCAAACTCTCCCCCGAACTTAATTGTTACCGTCTGTGGTGCTACCGCACTCATACTCACAGTTCCACTGCTCGACGTGGCAGTCACACTGTTCCCATCGCTTCGCAATAATGTGACTGTGACATCATCGTCCAGATATGGAGCACTACTCCCAATATTTGGAATCATGCTATTGAATGTTACGGTAAATGTCTCACTTGCTCTGATAGATGCCATACCAACGGTTGTACAACCATTCTTATAGTCAATACCAGATGCTGTGTTCATCTTACCATATACATCATACTGAACACCCTCCAATACAATATCAGTCGTCCTTGCCTGATTTAATGATGGTTCACTATATTGATTGCCATCCCCATCAAAACAACACCCTGTATAATTATTCACTAACTTCTCACCAAGATCCTCTCCCACATACACAATACGATCTGTCTCGGAACTATACCCCGATACATACCAACTTGCCCCTGATGAGTCACATGGATCCGTCGTAACGGCATTCGGTACTTTCCATGTCTGTCGATACGTTCCTACAGGTAATGAAAAATATTTTCCTTCTCCTGTACCTGCTACCACAGGATAACTGAGATTTACTGCATTACCTACCTCATACTTGATATCAATTTGTGAGGACCCCGTGCCGACACTCTCGACAACTTCCTTATAATTAGGCATCCAAATTTACATCCTCCTTGAAGTTTAACATCCAAAAATCCTCGGCACCCTCATAGTCCCTAAAATAATACCGCTCGCCCTCCGGCGAATCTAAAATAAACTTATCAATCTTTGATTCATACTCGATCTTTGGTCCGGTCATCGATTGTTCCTCACTGTAAATAAACTTTAAATAATCCTCGTAGTCCAAATCATCCATACCTTTAAGTAGTATACCACTTTATATATCACCCCTTTGAGGGTTTTTTACCTCAGAAAATTTTTGGGATTATTTGATATATAGAAGTCGCTTGGGGACCTTTGTAGGTTAGGAGGGACCCATGCATTTTAAACGTAGCGGCCGGTAACATATAAGGGCGCTAATCGCCATTACTGGTTTTTACTTAGTGTCGGCGCTAAGTGTTACTTAGTGGGGGCACAGTTAGTGTTACTTAGTGCCCCTCACTATGTGTTACTTAG